CGATGCAGAAAATCGCCGAGGCCGGAGCGGGCGTTCTCTTAGTGCACCATCCGCGCAAGGGCGATGGAAATCAAGGACAAGCTGCACGCGGGTCTGGAGCGTTCGCCGCAACCGTCGACATCATCGTAGAGCTGCGCCGCTTCGAACCAGACAACCTCGAAGACAAGCGTCGTGTCATCAGCGTCATGGGCAGGTTCGGCACCGATGAGAGGGTCGTCGAGTGGCGGGGCGGCGCGCACTTCGCTTACGTAGGGGACAGGCAGGGAGCTCACGCAAGCGAGCTGCTCGAGGCCATCACCAAGACCTTGCAATATGAGGGCAGACCGCTCTCGGTCAAAGAGCTGATCGAAAACTGGCCTTCCGATCCAGAGCCTTCCAAACGCACCGTCGAACGAGCGATCAAAGCCGCTGTCGAGGCTGGCGAGTTGGTGATTTCAAGGGCTGCGACAAGAGGACCGAAAGGGCTTCAGGCGCTCTACGATTTGCCACAAGAAGCAAGCGAATTCGACCCCTTCGCCTTCGACGAAGAGCCTTCCCAACAGGAGCTTTTCGAGATATGAAAATCCCTATTTGCGTCATTTGCGTCAATTCGCGTCACGGGCGGCTGACGCAAATAATTTATTTGCGTCAAATGCTTAAGCATTCATGCCTTTTGACGCAAATAGCAAAACGCGGTTATTGCGTCACGCCGCTTGGCGCTTGTGACGCTAATAACCGCTGTCCTAAATGCGAGTGCATTGCGTCGTCAAAAGGCGATGCTTTTTGCTCGCGGCGGCAAGACGCAATTGGGGAGAGGATCAACGACACACGGGCGCTAGCGGACCCAACAAAAAGGAGCGATCATCATGCAAGTACCAAATAGGCAGATCAGATGGGGTGTTTCCGGAACACCCTGGACGCACGACATCTCAGCACACCTCGACACTCTTGGCGTCGCCGACTTCAGGTCCAACTGGTGCCGCCTAGACCCCGCGCAATGGTCGAGCGACACCCACGATGCGGGCAGGTGGACGCTCGCCGACAATGCAAGGCTGGCGCGAGACATCGCCAGCATCGGCGGTCACTTCGTCGAAGTTCTTGTAGACCGCCAACAAGTGCTCGGCGGCGAAGGCAACGTCGCCCGAATGAACATCTCGCAGGCTATAGCGACCTGGGACAAGGCGAAGCTTCAGCTCATCAGGGATGAAGTCAGAGAGGTTCGTGCGGCGATGCCGCAGACGACGTACGGCGAAGTATGGAATGGGGATGAGTTCGGGCCAGATTGCGGCTTTCCGTGGGACCCGATGAGGCCCGAGTTCTGGAAAGAGATGGGGATCACCATGCCAAAAGGCTCCACGATCAGGGGCAGGTTCACGAGGTTCGGAAACGAGATCGCAACGATATGGGGAAATCCTGAGTTCGTCATCATGGCCTCCAGCCACGTGTACCTGTACCCAGGCGGCGAAATCCGCCATCGAGTCCATTCCAAAGTTCAGCCTGTTTGCACGGAGGTCGGCATCCACGAGAGCTTCATGGACTTGCCCTCCATGGTCATAAGGCTCAACAACGCGCTTGTCGCAAGCGGCGTCAGCTGGGCGTTCTGGCACCAGCCGTTTCCCGGCAACCCAGGCGACGGAGGCGCATTCGCCAGGGGAAACAAGTTCATGTATGAGCGATTCGCCTACGACCAATGGCGCGGAAGTCGACCCTGGCCAGAGTGGGAGGGCATCATGCTAAGGGATGCACGTGTGACACTACGGGCGGTGTCAGGCGCATGAGTCGCTCGCCGGAATCCTTGGCGAGAGACGCCATCAGCCTCTACTGGCGGGTGAAAAGCCACGGGTTGTCGGGGGCTATGCCGGATGAGCGCAAGGTCGAGGTCGAATCCGACGCGGCCTCGATAGCGCAGGAAATCTTCGATAGCCTTTCTCGGCGTCGCCAGGAGGAAGTCATGCGGCGCGTCCGCGAACTCGAGGAACTGCCGAACTCATCCAGCGCGAGGCCGTTCGGCTCCGAAGTAGCGAAACCGCCAGGCGTGAGCGAGGCGATTTGGCTGAGCTATCTCACGATCTCTTCGCAGGAGGAAGCGCTGAGGCTAAGAGTTCTTGCCCCGGTTCCTTGGCAACTTTTGAAGGCCATCCACTCTGAAGGGCTGGTCATCCACCCCGATTTCGAGGAACTCTCGCCCTGGTCGGCGAGGGAGTTCGGGGAGCGCATCATGGGATGGCGAAAAACCGAGGCGGAAGATTGGCCAGATCGTCATTCGCGTTCCATGCTGCGGGCTGCTTATCGGCGGCTCGGGCGTTACCTCTTCTGGCGACCTGGTAACGGTTACCAGGTTTGTGTAAAAAAGTGAAAAAAAGTCGCCTGGCCCCTTGACATGGCTATACGAATGGCGTATAATATCTATAACGCTTCGGAAAGGAGCGACGAAGGAGAAAGAAAGATGACAAGAGATCGAAAAGACGTAGTGAGAATCCTCGACCAGTCAGCGGCGAAAGCGGCTCAGGTTGGGAAGGGCGCGAGTGCCAAGCAGACGTGGTTCCTCGCAGGCCTTCTCGTAGACAAGCTGGACGATAGCCAGCTGGAGAACGAGTTGACTCTCATCATGCAATCTCCGCTGACCGTCAAAGAGGCGAGCAGCTACATCGATTATCTCGTCAAGCTGTAGGGAGAAGGAAAATGACGAAACTGAAGTGGACCAACAACATAACCGACCAAGGCGGAGCGTCTCGCGGACTTCCGCGCAAGGCTCGCATCGGCTACCAAGCGCAAACGCAAAATGGGCAAGCCATCCTTCGAAGGCTACGCCGAGGATGGCGGCTTTCACACGCCGGTTCCCTTTACTACGGGCCGCGAATGACGGCAGAGGACGCGCAAGCATGGGCGGAAAAGGTCATGGCGACCCAATGAGCGCTGAGTTGGTGCCCATCACCGAGGCGGCAAGACTCCTGATGCTGAGCCGAGCGAGAATCTATCAGCTCGCAGCAAGCGGCGATCTCGAAAAGCGCGGGAAAGCCTCAGTCACCGCCCAGTCGGTGATCGCGCGAATGTTCGTTTGGGATGGCGATCAGATCATCTATGAGCCGCTGCACTGGCGCTTCAACGTCCATCGTCCAGCTCCTTCCGCTTGGCCCAAATGTGGGGCAAAAAGATTCGACGATTCGCTTGCCGTTTCGTCCGACCGGGTCCCGCCTGAGCTGCACTCAGAGCCTGAGCTGGCAGCGAAAATCGCTCGATTGGCGCTCGACTTCGCGGATCGGTGACAACCCCTAAAAAAAAAGTTTGAGGTCAAATCATCCTTCCTGGAACCAAAATGCCCGTGAAAAACGTCTAATTTGGCGGGCGTAGCTGCGCGTGGCGCAGAGCGCCCCTTTCCTTTCTCCTCCACTGTAACAAGCACAAGGGAGCCATCCTGCTGGCTGGGTGGTTCCCTTCCATCTTCTATGCGGCGAACCCTCAAGCTCGATAGCCCAAGAATGATCGGCGAGGATGTCTACACCTGGCAAACTCACCTCAAGGAACAGGGATTCGACATCCATCCCTACGGGACTTTCGACAAGGCGACGGCGAGCGCGACTCGTGAATGGCAGCAAAAGCACGGGTTGAAGCCTGACGGGATCGTCGGCAGGAAGACGTGGGCGAAATACGACGATGTGCAACGAGCGAAGCCGAAGCGGATGGTGACGCGCATCGGTCTCATGCGGCGGGACTCGATCCTCTCAAAAGCCAGATTCGCTATCCGCAAGGACACGCGCTACGTCCTTGGTGCGGGAGGGTACGACCCGCTCGCTCCTCTTCCGCATGACTCCAAGCGCGGCTGCGATTGCACTGGCTTCGTCGCGTGGTGCTGGGGAATTGACCGCCGAAAGTCGAAGAACGGCTTGGTGGAGGTTCAGTCCGACTCGCTTCTGATCGAGGCGAAGAAGTTTGGGTCCATCTACATCCTGCCGCAACCTGAACCCGGATGTGTCCTCGTGTACGGCGGACTTTGGGTCGGAAGGCCGTTGCAATCAGTTCGCATTCGACCAGGGCATGCGGCAATCTACGAAGGCAACGAGATGATAATCGACTGCGCCTCGACGCCGTACAAGCGGGAAGGCCAAGCGATCACGCGCAGGTCTGCGCGTTTCATGCTCGACCGAAAAGACACGCTGGCGATCTGCCTTCGAAAAGACGTGGTGTAACTGTGGCCAGGCCTTTGAGCGTTGCAGGGCAAGTCGTAGAGGAACTTTGCGAAAGGTTCCCGAGCGCCAAGACGAACACGCTGGCTCGGAAGGCGTTCAAGGAAAACCCTGGCCTTTACAATTCGATCGAGCACGCCCGCGACTTCATTCGAAAACGGAGAGGCGAATCGGGCGACGCGCAGCGAAGGCAATGCATCTTGACGCCGACGACGAAGCACGTGCGCCTTCCGAAATCAGATGCTTTGCCGAAGCGTGACTATCGCTTCTTCGAAAACGGCTTCGGCGCGATTCTGAGCGACATACACATTCCGTATCACTCCGAGCGTGCGCTCGAAATCGCGATCGGCCATTGCCGCGCAGAGGGCGCGACGGACTTCGTGATTCTAAACGGCGACACCGTCGATTGCTATCAGCTGTCGCGGTGGGTTCGCGATCCGCGGAAACGAAACTTCCGAGGGGAGATCGACAAGACGAACCAGCTGCTCGACTACCTTCAGTCGATCTTCGGCAAGATCATCTTCAAACTCGGAAATCACGAGGTCAGATTCTACGACTACCTGCGCTCTCAAGCACCCGTACTTCTCGACATCGAGGCCTTGACATGGGAAGACCTGCTGAAGTTCAAGGAAAGGGGGATCGACATCGTTGCAGATGGTCAAGCGATTGTGACGCCTAATCTGCACATTGTCCACGGTCACGAGTGGGGGGGGGATGATGACGAATCCGGTAAACCCTGCAAGAGGTCTCTTCATGCGTGCGAAAGCGAGCACCGTCTGTGGTCACTTTCACCAAACGTCGGATCACACCGAAGGGACGCTCGACGGGAAACTGATTTCGACTTATTCGCTCGGCTGCCTTTGCGATCTGAAGCCCGAATACAGGCCGATGGCGGATAGCAAGTGGAATCACGGTTTTGCGACATTGCGGCTAAGCGGCAATGAGTATCACATTGGAAACCGCCGCATCGTGCGCGGGCGAGTCTACTAACATGGAACAGAACAACGAGTGCTCAATTCAAGACTTTGCGGAACGCTTCGATGCACTCGCAGGAGAAGCAGCGAGTTACGGGATGACGGTGATCTACGCGCTTGCATCCACAGACCCGCTCATGGAAATCGAAGATCACGAAGCAGGATATGTCGGCAGTTACTCATCGGCTCTTGGGCTGATTCAAATTCTTCGCGACAGCGTGACGCGAGATGACTAAGATGAGAATCAATTGGGAAATCAACGTTGGGCACTTGATCACCTTGGTCATGGTCGTTGCGGCGATGATCGCGGGATTCGTTCGTTTCGAAAGCGCAGTTGGGATGCACACGAAAACGCTCGACGTGCATCAGCAAAAACTCCAAGCGCAAGAGGCAGCATTGCAGATTTTGGACAGGGACGGCACGGCATATGACAGGAACTCGCTCGTGCCTCGACTTCAGCGCATAGAGTCAGACGTTACCGAGATCAAAGGCGACGTTCGCAGGCTCGTAGAACGGAGGTAAACGTGAAATATTCATTTAGCATTCTTGTAGTGCGTCAGATCGTGGCGCTCGCAGTCGCAGCGCTTACGACAGTTCTTGCGAAATGGCTCGATCCTGAGAGCGCGCAAATCGTCACCGATCACGTGTGGGAGATTGTCGTGCTGATCGCGCTCACAGTTTTCGGCGTTGACATCACGGCCTATCACCAATCAAAGGCGGAGAAAAGTTCATGAAAATCATCACATCACTCGTTGGCATTCTTGTCATTTCATCGTTTGCGCTCGCGCAAGGTTTCGGTATTTGGACAAGCAAAGAAGGCGTGGAGCCGATCACGCATACGCCGATCTTCACGGTTTCAAGATCAGACTTTCCAGAGTGGCTGAAACCGATCACGTTCAACGCTGACAAGGTTCAAGTGAACGCGGTCGTGGGCTGGAATACAGAACTGTCGACAGCGACAGCCGGTTGGTCGCTTACATCTCATTGGGGAATCACGTTCGCAGGGATCGGTTTCTCTGGCGTCATTCGCGAGTATCAATGGCGAGACCTTGTGACGCATTTGCGGCTTACGTTTGGCGTTCAGTTCTAAGCATAAATGGGAACTTCTAAACCTGAAGCGCTAAGGCGAAGGAAGCGCTTTCTTGTTGCGCTTGAGGAAACGGGAAATGTAACTCTCGCAGCTCAGATAGCCGGATGGCATCGTCAACGCGCATACGAACTGCGTGCTTCCGATCCGGAGTTTGCCAAACAATGGGAACAGGCTCACGAAGTGTCTGTCGAGAAACTCGAAGCGATTGCGCGTGAACGAGCGAAGCAACAAAGCGATACGCTGATGATCTTCCTTCTGAAAGCGCTTCGGCCTCATGTCTACCGAGACAAACTCGAAGTTCAGCAAAGCGGCGAAGTTGTTTTGAAAGTCACCTATGAAGACGCTCCAGAGAGAGATAGAGATAAGACTGAAGCGTCCTCATAGTGAGCAAAAGCGCTTCATCGATTCGGACGCGAAACGCAAAGTTATTCGCGCCGGAAGAAGATCAGGGAAGACGACAGGCATCGCCATCTACGCGATACAAAGATTCTTGGGTGGATCACGCGTTCTTTACACAGCTCCGACTCAAGATCAGGTCTCGCGCTTTTGGCACGAGGTGAAAACAGCGCTCACTCCTGCAATCGATGCAGGGGTGATGTACAAAAACGAAACCGAGCACATCATCGGGATTGCAAACAAGGAACAAAGGATACGAGCGAAAACGGCGTGGAACGCGGACATGATTCGCGGCGATTACGCCGACCTGCTGATCTTCGATGAATGGCAACTGACGAATGAGGAAGCGTGGGAGTTCGTTGGAGCGCCGATGCTCCTCGACAACGACGGCGAAGCGGTTTTCATCTACACTCCGCCTTCTCTGTCGTCGCGTTCTGTTTCGAAGGCGAACGACAAGCGCCACGCCGCGAAACTCTTCGCTCGCTCGGAAAAGGATGAGACAGGAAGGTGGGAAGCTTTCCATTTCACGTCGCGTGCGAATCCGCACATTTCGCAAGCGGCTCTCGAAGAGATCACGCGAGATATGAGTGCGCGTGCGATTCGTCAGGAGATCGAGGCAGAAGACATCGAAGAAGTTCCTGGCGCGCTCTGGACGCAAGCGCTCATCGACGCGACACGCGTTGACACCGCTCCAGAGTGCGACTACGTTGTGATCGGCGTTGACCCACCTGGCGGTGCGACCGAGTGCGGCATCGTCGTCGTCGGCAAAGTTCGCGAAGATGCATACGTCCTTGCAGATTATTCGATGCGCGGAACGCCTGCTATGTGGGCGAATAAGGTTTTGGACGCCTATATCGAATGGAACGCGAACCTGATCGTTGCAGAGAAAAACTACGGCGGAGACATGGTGCGAGAAGTCCTGCAAGGCGCGCAGCGTGCGAGAGACATCAATGCGCCTGTGTGGCTTGTGAATGCGACTCGCGGCAAAGCCGTTCGCGCAGAACCTGTTCAAGCGAGATATGAGCGAGGATTCGTGCATCACGTTGGAACCTACGTGCAACTTGAAGATGAAATGACCAGTTACGTTCCAGGCCAAACAACAGATTCACCCAACCGCATGGATGCACTCGTTTGGGCGGTTACGTCTCTGCGCCGCGAGGTCGCCTTCGCATGAGCCTATTCGACAGAATCTTCAAGCGCAAATCTGCACTTCCTGGCAGATACACCCTTACACAGTTTCCGCTTTCGTCTTTGCCGTTCTTGACGACAGGTGGCGCTAAGATCAACACCGTCGTCGAAGCGTGCGTAAGAGCGACGGCTCGCGCCATCACCGAAGCAGAACTCTGCGTGATGGATTCGCTCACAAAAGAAAGAGATGACGAGCATCCGCTCTTCATGCTGCTCAGAAATCCATCGCCAGATGTTAGCGGTCACGTGTTCCTTAGAAACATCGCGACTAGCCTGGCGCTATACGACGAAGCGTTCGTGTTGATTGCTGACGTGACGGCGAGCGGCTTTCCAAGCGAACTCGTTTGGGTCCCGAACGCGATGGTGTCGGAGCGCACAGAAGATCGCAACGGTTTGCCAGTCATCACAGCGTGGCAGATCGCTTCGCGTGTGTGGCCGAAGGAACGCGTGGTTCACATTCGCCAATCTGTTTCGGATGATTGCATTCGCGCACGATCACCGCTTCGCGCTTTGCTTTCGGAGATCATGACTGATGAGCAAGCATCGCTTTACATGCAGGCGATGGTCACGAATCTTGGATTGCCTGGCGCGATTATAACGCCGAAAGATTCGAGCGTTCAGTTATCGAAAGAGGCAATCATCGACGCCGAAGAAGCGTATCAGGCGAAGTTTACGGGCGAAGGAAGAGGCCGAGCCTTATTCGCGACTGTTCCGCTCAGTGTTGACTTCCCTGCGTTCTCGCCGGAGCAGATGAACGTTACTTCCATGCGGCGAATCTCGGAGGAAAGAATCTGTTCCGTCCTTGGCGTTCCTGCAATCGTTGCTGGTGTTGGCGCAGGACTTGAGCATTCGACGATGGCGAACTACGCAGAGGCCAGGGAGCAGGCATACGAGACAACTTGGATTCCGATGCAACGAGCCATTCAATCGGATTTCGACCGGGCATTGCTGCCGCTCTTCGGAGACGCTGATCGCTTCTTCACGAGCTTCGACCTAACCGATGTTCGCATTTTCCAGAAGGATGAAGATGCGAAATGGGAAAGGGTCGGCAAAGCATGGCAGCGCGGCCTCATCACGATTGGGCAGGCACACGAGGAACTGCGCTTGGAGTTGCCATCGGGAGTCAGCGACACAGCGCGCATTTGGGACATGCAATTTGGTGGATTATCGGAAGGCATGTTGTCCGCGCCTAATGGATCGGTAAAAAAAAAGGATGCGCAGCAAGACTTGATAGTCACTCGTAACGATGCAAGCGCTCGCAGGTTCTTTTCGTTCATTCAGATCGTCAGGCGGCAGATTGCAAACGTCAACAACGAACTCTTCTCAGGGGAAATCACGCCGGATGCTTGGGAGATGCGAATCGCGGACATTCTTCGCCAAGCGCACGTGAACGCAGCAAGTTTTGGTCGCCAAATGGCTGGTGTAACGGGAGAAACGCCGAGCGTTCTCGATGAAATCATCGGCAGAGCGACGGCGGAAACTGATCTGGAGTTTTTGAAGCGGTTCGCTGACGCTATCAGAAGCGGCAAATACACAGGCGCCGAACAGGAACTTCTAAGGCCTCCGATTCAGCAAAGAGCCGATCTTTACGTTGGCAGATTGAGAGGAACAGCATCTGATGCATTCGTCGAGAACTCGCCGAGTGAGTCGCTTTACGAATGGGTGCTGATTGCTGAAGATAACTGCGAGGACTGTCCGCGCATCGCTGCGAGCGGCCCATACACAAAAGACACTCTCCCCGCGCGACCTGGAAATGGGATGACGCAATGTCTCACGAATTGCAAATGCGTTCTCGTGCGAAACGATGGTGTGGTTTCGCCGCCGTATCCGACACAACCTGTTGGAGTCGAAATACAATGACTCACAAAACGAAATCATTTCATTCGCGCTTCAAGGCCGATCCTGAGCGCGGGATCATCGAGGCTTTCGTCTCAGTCTATGGCGTTCGCGATTCATATGATGAAATCGTCGATTTTGGCGCTTTCACCGATTCGCTTGCGAACAAACTTCCAACAGGCGTGTGGATGCATGACTGGACAAAGCCGATTGCGAGAACGCTCGAAGCACGCGAGGTTCCACCCGGTGATTCGTCGCTGCCTGAAGAGATCGCCGAATATGGAGGCCTTTACATAAAGGGCCACTTCAACATGGCGACCCAAGACGGACGCGATGCTTTCAGCAACATCGAGTTCGGGCTGATTGACGAGTTCTCTATCGGCTATTCGGAAGTCGAAGTCATCGGGGCATCGCACGCAGAAGACGGCGTGCGCCACCTCGTCAAACTACAACTGCACGAGTGGTCTCCAGTTCTTCGCGGTGCGAATCCAATGACGCAGCTCGTGTCGTTGAAATCGTTGCGCGCCGAGACGACAGACGTGCTTGCAAGAGTAGCGAGTTTGAAGACGCGATTTCTCGCACGCGCAGAAGAGCGAAAGAGTAACGGTCGCGAACTGTCGGACGAGCAAGTGAATGCGATCAAGACGCTCATACAAGATTTGGAGGCGATTGCCAACTCGCCTCAAGCGGATGACGCTCGCTCGGTGGATGAGCAACATGTGGCGAAAACAAATCTCAAACCGGATGATGTGCAACTTCTGCTCAATATCCGAAAACGTTTGGAGGCAAGACAATCATGAAACCACTGTATCAACTCATTCAAGAGTGCGAGTCGAAATACAACGAGCAAAAGGCGATCTTCGACGCTTGCGACGCGGATGCAATCGTCAACGAAAAGGGCGACAGTGAACCGCGACCTGTGACAAGCGACGAACTTGCGAGACTGAAAACGCTTTCGAGCGAAATCTCAGAGCTCGAGAAGCAAATCGCCGATCACAAGCAAGCAGACGCTATCCGCGATCGCGTGAGTGCGAAGGCGGCGTCCGTGCCCGCATCGCCGTCCATCCCCGCGGCGAATCCGCGACGCAAGTCAGTCGGCGAAAAGTTCGTCGAATCCGACGAGTGGAAAGCATTCGCTAAGTCGATTGCGGGAACGCAGAAGGGAATCAAATCCCCGGCTGTCGTTCTCGACGGCGTCGGGCTGAAAGCGCTCGTCACTTCTCAAGACACGAACGATGTGTCAGTCGCACACCCTGACCGGTACCAGCCGTGGGATTTCGCTGGCTGGTTCCAGCCGATCAGCGTGCTCGACATCATCTCGACCGTCGCGACATCGAGCGACAACGTGTCGTTCGTCAGAGTCCACGACTACACGCCGGGAGCGGAACCGACGGCGGAAGCCACCTCGACGAGCACGGGCGGAACTGGTCTTAAGCCTGAAGCCGCCGTGGAGCTCGAAGTCGTCAACGCGCCCGTCCAGAGCATTCCGCATTGGATTCCCGTCACACGGCGAGCACTCGATGACAACGCGCAAATGCGCGGCATGATCGACGCGCTTCTCGTGAACGGCGTCCGAGCCGCGCTTGAAAATCAGGTTCTGAACGGTAACGGCACGGGCGTGGAGTTCGATGGCATGTACTCCCAGAACATCCAAACTGTGACTTTCAGCGACACGATGCTCGACACCGCTCGGCTTGCTCGAACGGCTATCCGCCTGTCGCAAATCGCAGGCGGAGGCGGCGCGCAACCGACCGCGTACGTTATGCACCCGAACGACTGGGCGAGATTTGAACTCGCTAAGAATGAGATCGAGGATTACTACGGCGGCGGTCCCTTCGGAGTCGCTCCGGCGCGTCTGTGGGGGCTTCCGGTAGTCGAGTCGGAGTTCGCGCAAGAAGGCCAACCTCTCATCGGCGATTGGCGGCTTGCACTGCTCTTCGACCGCCAGGCACCGACGATGTACGTGACCGATTCGCACGCGGACTTCTTCGCCAAGAACATCCTTGCGATTCTTGCCGAATTGCGAGCAGCGTTCGGAGTCCAAAGACCCAGCGCGTTCGCGAAGTTCCAAATGGTCGCACCGACCACATAACGTGACTCATCTCGTAACCTTCTATTCTCCCGAGTATGAGCGAGACGCTGAGCGTCTGCGCGCCTCTGCTGAGCGGTTAGGTTACGACTTCGACGAGGTTCGGGTTAATTCGCCCGACAGTTGGGAGAGCGGTTGCGCAAAAAAGCCGACCGCTCTCCTTGAACTTCTCTCTCGCCATGAGCACATCGTCTATCTGGATGCAGATGAGTGGCTCGTGCAGCCGATTCCCTGGCTGATGGAGTTTGACGGCGACATCGCGCTCGCCTACACGAATCCTCCGCCAGAAGGACAGGGATGGCGCTCGCAGCGCTATCGTCTCATTGCAGAGAGGTTCGGGCATCGATATCTGAGCGGCGTCATGGCTATCAATCGCAACGAGCGCACGCTTGCAATGGTGCAAGAGTGGAAGCGTCTCTGTGATCTGCACCCGCAGGAATGGGACGAGGCTCACCTTTTCCGTGCTTGCGCAAAGACAGGCTTGCTCCCCGTCTGCGTTCCGAACGATTACCGTGTCATCTCTGTAGACGGGCGCAGGACGCGCATCGCGCATTCATCCGGCTCTGTAAAGCATTGGCGGGTGTTTGGAAGAAGCGAGAAGGAGCTGCGAAAGGTTTTGGTCATCGGCTCTGCTCCGGATGCTCCCGCGTGGTGGAAACAAAACGGAGATGAATGGCTCGATGCGTGCTACTCCGTCGTCTGCCTGAACAACGCTTGGAGAGCGATTCCTATCGAGCATGTGCACTATTGGATTCGCCCGAATGACTTCAAGGCTGCGAGTCCTCCCGATGCAGTTCCGCGCAACAGCAAACTGAAGAAGATCAATGCTGATTCCTATCGGATGTGGTATCACAAACCCGATTGGGATTCGCACGTGCAGACAACGTTCACGCATGCTCTATATCATCTTTCGAACATGGCGAAGAACGATAATGTCCGACTCTGCGTTCATTGCGTAGGATGCGATTTCGACTACCAGCGCGAAAAGACTCACTTCTACGATGGCGGTCGGTTGGATCCGCTTCGCTACGGCATAGACCCACTTAGGGCTGCACTCGATAAAGTGCACAACATTTACAAAAGGCGAGGTCATCAGATTTTCAACGCGGGCGGGCATGAGCCAACTCTTCTTCCGTTCCCGCGAGTATCGAGTGCGTAAAGATGCCAATCGATCCTGTCACAGTTCCAAACATAGACGACGTTTCGCCGAGCGAGTCGCAAAACTCAGCGACGAACGGAGGCCATGCGAACCTTCACAACGTCACGTCGCAATTGTCAATGGCGACGGGCGATCTTGCGAATGCGATCCTTGAAAAGATCGGCGTAGAAGATCGCGTTCTTGGGCTGCTCGAAAATGATAACAGCATCCCAGACGCTGACTCTGATCGAGTTCAACTTTACAACCGTGGCGACAACTTAGAGGCTCGAATGCCGAGCGGGGAGACATTCCTGCTCGTTCACAACACGAGCGGCCTGAACCTTCCGGGCGGACTTGTGCAGGCGATTAGCATCATCACGAGCACCACGTCTGTTGCAGCTGCGACAGCCGGAACGAGTGAGACGGTTCTTGGCACTCTGTCAACTCTTCCTGCAAATCTCATCGAAGCAGGAACTCAGATTCGGACGAAACTGATGATGCGCCGAACGCAAACGAATGGAGGGCCAACAGTTACTGTTAGACTAAGGGTCGGCGGCCTGTCCGGAACGTTGCTCGCTCAAAGCGCAGCGTTAGCAGCAGGAATCGGAGGCAACACGGGCTCCGCATTATTGATCGACGCGCTCTTGACTTGCAGAACGGGCGGCGCATCCGGCAATCTATTCCCGCATGTTCTCGCATTCGGCGCAACAGGAGCAACGAATCTCGCAACTTCGATCTTAACGCCGAGTGGCTCCGGACTTGTGATGCTATCCTCGCCAGTCAGCGGCATCGACTGGACGGCTTCGCAAGATTTGGTATTGACGGCGCAGTGGAGTGCGGGAACATCTGGCAACGAAATCTTCCTCGATGCTGGACACGTGGAGATGTGCAAATGAGATCAGCGTTGCATAACGTACAACTTGGCAAAGAGAGAGAGGCGCGAGACGTTATCATCGTCGAAGGCTGCGATGAATGCATCGAAAAGTTTCGCGTGAAACTTTCAGCGCTTATCGCAGAAGCAAAAGAAGACGCACGTAAGAACCCGTGCGGTTGTAAAGAAGGCAAAGCCTAATGTATCCGAATGTCAGCGACTTCGCACAGTTCCTTCTCGAATCAAAACTCATCTCGGAGATTCCTGACCCGATTCCAGATTCCTGGACAATGCTCATCGAGGCTGCGATCACAGCATTCGAGGACGAGACAGGTTGGAGTCCGTTTCTTGCAAGCGGTGACGAAGAGACACGAACGTTTAGGACGAATACGCATCGTTTGCAGTTAGTGCCTGGAGCAGTTTCTGTTACGGAAGTGAAAGTGCGCAATACGGTTCTCGATGAAAGTCTCTACGTCTTGACGCCCTTTCAGCCGCCGTATCGTGCCATCGAGTTCGCGTCAAAGCCTTATGACTTCGTACACGTGACAGGCATTTTCGGATACTCAGAAGAGTTGCCAGAAGACGTTCGGCTGGCACTCTTGCAACATGCTGCGGATGCGCTGAGAGACACGCAGAGCGGCGTAAGCGGAGCGATTACGCGAGTCAAGCAAGATGACGTCGAGTATGCATACGCCTCGAACGATTCATCTTCAGATGACTCACTTGCGAACTGGAAGAAGGTCGTAAACTCTTACAAGCGGATACTGTTATGATTCTCGTCAAGTCGCACACGGCGACAATCACGCAAACGAGCGATGCGATGGATAGTGACTTGATCGTCGTCGGCTTGCACCGCATGACGCCGACAACGGTCTCTGGCCAACTGACTCCCAAGGATCAGGTCGCAGCATTCGAGGCGCTTGGCGTCGAAACTTCAAGGCCGCACAAGTTTCTATACGATGCTGAGGACTACGGCAAACTTCCAATCGGTGCAGAAGTAACGTTTGCAGAAGAACCTGGCGAGCAGTTTATCGTCGTCGGTCCCGAACGATTGCACTCTGTCATGAACGTTGCGAGTCATTGCAGCGTTTGGTTATCGAAGGTTCTTATTACGCCATCTGGAAACGGTGGCGGCGCAAGCGGAGGCAGCGGCTCATGAGCCTTGAGACAGACGTCACCCAAGCGCGAAAGGCAATCGTCGAACGCCTCATTCCTGCATGGGGAATCACGAAAGCGCATTTTGGAAGGCCGCGCACCGAAAACACGGATGCCGATTTGCCCAGAGCAGTTGTAAGACTGGCTCGTCTCGTCCCGAATAGCGGCACCTCAACTGTAAGCGTCACGAGTTGGCGAGTTCTCTTTGAAGTCGTTCTTGTGGATCGAGTTCCGAGAGGCGCAGAGGATGTCGAGCTGCTGAAACTGCAAAAGGCACAAGCAGCGAGAGACGCCTTGATGAATGCCTCTGTTTTCGAAGGCGTTGGCTATCTTCCGCAAATAGAGGGGTATGAGTTCGATGAAGAGGAAGAGTCGGGCAAAGTGTGGTGGTACAGCGTAACCGTTATTTTCTCGATGCTAATCGATGAGACAACTCTATCGTCATGAGATTCGCAAGCGCAGATCAACTGGCACAAACTCAGATCGCTCGCCGCAAAGAAGTGCAGCGAATGGCACGCGAAGAACATGAAAAGTTCGTTGAACTCATGCGACAAGAACATTTCGCGTTGGTATCAGGCGGCGTCAGCGAGACAACGCTCAGAGCGCTCGACCACCCGTTCGCTCGAAGACACTTCGCAGGACTCGACGCTGCCGTCAAGAAGACGCGACGTAAGAATCTAATGGGCGCTGCGAACATTCGCTTGCTGCCTATCAACGTGCAAACGGGTGTGTTGCGTAGGTCGCTTTTCATGAAGCGCAATCCTGACGATGCAAAGGTCACGCAATCGTTTGACGTTGGCTTTGCCGCGTACTATGCGAAGTACGTGCTCGCCAAGA